TCTCTCCCCGGGCGGCTGTAATCGTATAGCCCCCCTGGGCCTTAGCCCAGTGTTTGTCAGGCAGGTACCGGCACTGCCGATATTTATCCCCTGTGACTGCGCCCATACTTTCCAGCCGCCTGTCTCGCGTTTCGCCTCCGGCGACAGTTCCTGCCATGCCTGAATCTGGGCGCGGGTAATGGGGGAACCTTTTGGGCGTGCTTCGACGCTCCCTCCTGTCCCAGTTACGGTAGCTGTCTGGTTGTCATCACTGACTGAGGACCGTGGGCTGTCAACAGCCTCTTTCTGATGTTGTGTCGAATGCCATTCCTGGTCGCTCAGGTGAAGTGTGACGGAGGGAAAGTCGCTATTTTTACCGGAGGCAATCATGCAGATGGTTTCACCGGTACCGAGTATTCGCTCTGCGGTGAAGTTAGCCTGCCGTCCCGGAGATGCCAGCGCCTTCAGTCTTAAAAAGTGCTTCAGCCTGTCCGGTGGGGACATTCCTTCATCCGGCTGATAAAAAGCGCGAAAGCACTGTGCAGCTTCATCCTGAGCAGACAGGGCGAACCAGTCCCTGATACTGCTCCACATCCCGCTGAAATCGGGGGCTGATGTGCTGCCAGGTGTTGGCGAACGAAAATGAATGACTGCCCCAATCCCCCGCATAGGACCTCCTGCTGATGCTTGGCTGGTTTAGCATTGACAGTGGGACGTTAGCATCAGTCGTTATTATTTTCTTTTAGATTATGGCCATCAGGGCTAATTTGCCCCGCCCCGGTTGGATTCAACAAAAAGTGAGTATCAGGTCACTATCTGATGTTTTTCAGACACTATTTTATTTAAACTTATTTTTGTCCATGGTGCGTAATCAAACGTTTACAATCGTAAAAAATCAAATATGCTGTCAGAAGTGGTTATTTGAGCATAGAACTTAAACCGGAAGCCAGGCAGACATTGTTACTTCTTTTTCCGGAAAAGACGGTTAAGGTAAACAGATAAATCCTAAACCAGTAAACCATGTAAATTATCATGTTATGGCAATGATGTTGCGGTGAATCCCGTTAGCACGGGGCAAACTGATCATATACTTCTGTTAACCAATGTCGCAGCAGACGCCATAGCGGGTCATGGCAGGTTAACCAAAGGCTCACCGGAAAGTACCCGGCACCGTAACACTCCAGTGAAAGCGGGTAATTAATCAAAGGTTCACTACGGTGGGCCTTTTCTGTATACCACTGCCGCATAGCGGGGGTCGGCTCCCGCATTCTTTCACATAAAAGAGCCCTGCTGCGGTTTAAGGAGATGATGATGAAAATTGGTAAGCACGCACATAATGTAAATACTTCGTCTGCATTGGCTCCCAGAACAAGATTTGTCTTTTCAACTTCTGGGGTAAATAAAGAGGAAGTCATTGAAAAGTTAAAGGTCGTCATTGAAAAAATTAGCAACGGGGAGGTATCTCTTGATCCTCATATTCATCTGGAGTCCTACATATCAGGCGTGAACATATCCTGCTCTCCCGCCTGATTAGAGGCTTGCTATTCTTCTACCATGCTGCCAATTTGAATTGGAAGAGGGACGATATACTCCCAGAATGGATTCATGGAAGATATTCCAGACCAGTACCATATTGCTTTCGTGAAAACCATTGCGGCATTATCTGATGATACGTTCAGGTCAAGTAACCGCATATCGCCATGATGAACATTGGTATCCTCATTGATAAGAATTTCATAAATTGGTTGCGGACCTTCCTGTTCTCGGTATTTCTTTCTAAAAGAATCTGCGTCTTCTATTGATTTACAAGCGAATATTGACTGGTATCGTGATGGCTTCTCAGGAAATTGCATCTGGCGTACCAGTTCAACAATAAGTTCCATAAGGTCATCACCATTAAGTTCCCTCCTTGGGAAAAGATATCGCAGCCCATGCTCGGAGATTTTGAAGTTAAATTTCGCGGCAATAAAGCTATCAATGGCGTAGGTGTCAGTTACAGGTGGCTGCATGGAAGAAAAATCCATTAATGCATTTGCGTTGTACCGGCCTCTTCTGTCGGCGGAATAAAGCACTATGCTCATTTAATTCTCCATATTTGGTGTGGTTACTTTTGGCGATTTAACAATATCAAATGCAGGGTATATACCGCCAGACGTCATCTGGCACTTATTCACAGGCTGCGCTATTGCGTGGCCTTTTTTATTTCCACTTACCCGACATCCGGGTAGTTCATTTCCCGGACAGGGGAAGTTATGACAATGGATAAACATACAACATGGCTGGCCTACATCTGGGCATTAATCAGCGGCATATGCGCCCAGTGGACGTTAAACGACTATGGCGCGCTGATAGGTATTGTTCTGGGTATTGGTACGTTTCTGGTTAATAAGCATTACAAAAAGAAAGCAGAGCAGGCTCAGGCAAGGCAGGCTGCCGCGATGGAAGAGCGTAACAGGCTAATCGCCCGGATTCTGGAAAAAAACGACCATGACAGCACGTTAAAAATGCTGGCGGTATCTGAAATGCCGGAGGGCAGTAATGGCGCTCAGGACAAAAGTTAAATACGGTCTTTCCGCCGCCATGCTGGCGCTGATTGCCGCCGGTGCCAGCGCACCGCAGCTACTCGACCAGTTTTTACAGGAGCGGGAGGGAAATACGCTGGTGGCCGTTCGTGATAACGGCGGCGTCTGGTCAGTATGCCGTGGCGTGACCCGTATCGATGGTAAACTCGTTGTGAAAGGCCAGCGACTGACACAAAGCCAGTGCGACCATTACAACGCCATCGAGCGGGATAAAGCGCTGTCATGGGTAAATAAACATGTTCATATACCGCTGACCGAACCGCAGAAAACCGGTATTGCGTCGTTCTGTCCGTATAACATCGGTCCCGGTAAATGTTTTCCGTCCACGTTTTACCGGAAGCTCAACGCAGGAGATCGTAAGGGAGCGTGTGCAGAAATCCGCCGTTGGATATATGACGGCGGCAAAGACTGCCACAACAGGGAAAATCAGTGTTACGGCCAGGTGATACGACGCGACCAGGAATCGGCGCTGGCGTGCTGGGGTATTGAACAATAAATTGTTGTCAGCGGAATAATTCACCAAAAAATGACATGGTGCCACGGACGCGGATAACACAAAATTTGCCGATTTCTGATTTACGAAGGATATAAAAGCGAAAACCCCGATTGCTGCAAACAGTCGGGGTTTTCTGTTTCTGCACCTTGATGAAGGCAAGGGAGAACCTGTGATTGATATTAGCAAACTGATTAGGGGGGGCGACTAATGATTGAGCAATTACCAAACTGGAAATTTATCCTGATCTGGCTGGTATTGTTTGTCGCTGCTATTGGCTATCTGATAGGGCAAATCCGTTGGTGGTGACATGAGCCGCATAACTACTGGCGTAATAATCTCATTGCTTATATTGGCCGCCGCGCTGGGCTGGACTACCAGTCACTATCACGGTAACGCGGTGCGCTATAAAGACCAGCGCGATACCGCCACTCACAATCTGAAGCTGGCTAACGAGACTATCAGCGATATGCAAACGCGCCAGCGTGACATTGCCGCCCTCGATGCAAAATACACGAAGGAATTAGCTGATGCACAGACCAGGAATACTGATTTGCAGCGCCGCCTTGTTGCTGGTGGCCGGGTGCGCGTCGAAGGGCGATGTTCAGTGCCCACCCAGATCGAAACCGCCAGCACCAGCCGCGTGGGCAATGCTGCCACCGTCGAACTCTCTCCAGGTGCTGGACAAAACGTTCTCAATATCCGCGCCGGAATCATCAGCGACCAGGAAAAACTGAAGTATTTACAGGAGTATATCCGGACGCAGTACAAATAAAAAATCCCCGCAGACGGTTACGGTGTCGACCTGCGGGGCGTCATAAAGAGCGTAAAAATGACTTACAAGGGAATATACGGACATATATCGCATGCTCATAGTACTGAAGAAAAAGATCTCATGTATCAACGCAGCGTAACCAGACGTTAAAAACTGGTACACCTTATGAAAATAACCCAATGGCTGAAAAGCCTCGTCCATAGGGAGTAAAGAGAAATGCCGGAGATGAAAAATATCGTCACCGACGACATGGTGAAAAATGCCCTCAAATCAGACGCAGTTACCATCGCAGTTAAAACGCAGATTAAATCCACTCTGGATCAGCAGATTGACACCGCTGTCGATACCGCGTTGACCGATATCCTCGATAGTGATGCTGATAATACGGTTACGCAGTAGGTGAGATCAGGCATTACAGCAGCCCTTCAGTGAGGGGCTGCGATAATGGTTAATCACAGGGAACATAATCATGGCAAAACCGGACTGGGAGGCCATCGAGACGGCATACCGGGCCGGAATTATGAGCCTTCGTGAAATCGGTACTCTGTATGGTGTAACAGAAGGGGCGATAAGGAAGAAAGCTAAGAAGCTGGAGTGGGTACGCAAAAATGGTACGCAGGTACGCAAAAATGGTACGCAAAAAAACACGGTGCGTACCACGAGGAAGCCTGCCAGCTCCGGCGCAGTGCAAAAGCATTCGCAGCCAGAAACCGAACCTCCCGCAGATACGAAACCCGAAACGGTACGCAAAAAGGTTGTCACTAATCATCCCCCTTTTCAGCCCGGTAATCAGTATGCGCTGAAGCATGGCGGTTACGCCCGGCGCCTTCTCCTGAAAGATGAAGTCGTTGAGGATGCCAGAGCGCTGACGCTTGAAGATGAGCTCTTTCGGTTGCGGGCGAATAACCTGATGGCCGCCGAGAACATTGGTCGCTGGCTCACCCTGCTGGAGGATGCGGAGGAAGAGCAGCAGCGCAAAATCCTGATGGATAACATTAGCGCTGCTGAAAATGCCATGATGCGAAATACTGCCCGCATTGAATCGATAGAACGTACCCTGACGACGCTGGATATTATTGCCGTCACTCCCGCCAAAATTATTGCAGATACTGAATACCGGACTGCTGCCAGAGAAAAAGTTAAAGCTGAGACCGATATTCTCACCAGCCAGAAACAGGGTGTGACAACCCCGATGGCTGAAATAGTGTCAGCGCTTCATGGCATGAGCCATTCCGGGAGGTTAGATGATATCCCTGAAGAGTGAGCCGCAATACTGTGAACCTGATTTATCCGGAATGAGTGAAGCAGAACAGCGCCTTTTTATTCTGACAAAACTGAGCAATCCCTGGTGGCGTCTTAATCATCTCTACACAGTCCAGAATGAAAAAGGGGAACTGGTTACTTTCAGAATGCGTCCGGCTCAGCGCCAGCTTTTCCGGAATATGCATAACAAAAATATCATTCTTAAAGCGCGACAACTGGGGTTCTCGACGGCGATTGATATTTATCTTCTGGACCAGGCGCTGTTCACGGCACACCTCAAGTGCGGGATTGTGGCACAGGATAAGCAGGCGGCCAGTGAGATTTTTCGTACCAAAATTGCCGTGCCGTTTGACAATCTTCCCCCGTGGTTGCGGGCTTCATTCACTGTTGCGGAACGAAGAAGCGGTGCCAGTGGTGGTTATATTCTGTTTGGTCATGGCTCCAGTATTCAGGTGGCGACCTCGTTTCGCTCCGGTACGGTTCAGCGTCTTCATATCTCCGAGCACGGCAAGATTTGCGCGAAATATCCGGCTAAGGCTAAAGAGCTGCGTACGGGGACGCTGAATGCTGTCGCGGATGAATGCATTATTTTCGACGAGTCCACTGCAGAAGGCGTTGGCGGTGATTTCTACGACATGAGCAACCGGGCACAGGAGATAACGGCTTCCGGTCTGGATTTGTCACCACAGGATTATAAATTTCACTTTTATGCGTGGTGGCAGGACCTCAAATACAGTGCGAAAGTGCCGGCCTCTGGTCTGAGGCTGGCACGTGAAAAAGCGAAGTATTTTTCGGCTGTTGAAGAAACCATGAATATCACGCTTACCGATGAACAGAAGCAATGGTATGTCAACAAGGAGACAGAACAGCGCGAGGAGATGAAACAGGAGTTTCCTTCCACGCCGCAGGAAGCTTTCCTTACGTCAGGCCGGAGAGTGTTTAATGCCGAAAGTACATTGCAGGCCGAGGCCGGATGTATTCCTCCACTGATTGTGTATGACATTGAGCCTGTAACGGGCACCAGAACAAAGGCACAGACCTTACGTAATGGTAAAAATGATGAACTCAGTCGTACGCTGATGAATTATCTGCTGGTCTGGGAGCTGCCCGATCCGGATGAGCAGTATGCCATCGGTGCTGACCCGGCTGAAGGGCTGGAGCACGGCGACCGCTCGTCACTGGATGTGGTCAAACAAAGTACCGGCGAACAGGTCGCGCACTGGTTCGGACATCTGGACGCTGAGTTATTTGCTCACCTGCTGGCGCATGTGGGGAAACTGTATAACACCGCCTTTATCGGACCGGAGCGCAATAACCACGGCCACGCGGTCATTCTTAAACTGCGTGAATTGTACCCGCCGCGATTCATTTACAACGAACAGCATATTGACCAGGACAACGACGATGATACGCCGCGTCTGGGCTGGTTAACCACGCGCCAGAGCAAGCCGATCCTGACTGAGGGCATGAAGACCCTGCTGAACGACGGGATTTCCGGTATCCGCTGGTCCGGCACGCTGAGCGAGATGAACACCTATGTCTACAACGCGAAAGGTTCGATGAATGCACAGGAAGGCTGCTTCGATGACCAGGTGATGAGCTACTGCATCGCACAGGAAATGCGGGCGCGTATGCCTGCCCGAATTAAGCCGCAACCGGATGAACGCACCAAAAAACACTGGATGACTCACTGATGAACACAGAACAGATACAGACCAGCGCAGCGGGTTCACCAGGCGCAGAAGCCCCGCGTTTTTCACAGCAAAAATTACTGGCTGTCAGCTCCGATATTGACCAGCAACCCAGATGGCGCGACGGGGCAAACAAGGCGTGCGCATATTATGATGGTGACCAGCTTGAGCCGGAAGTGGTTGCCGTACTGGAAGAGCGTGGCCAGCCGAAGACCATTCATAATCTGATAGCGCCCACGATTGATGGTGTGCTCGGTATGGAAGCCAAGACCCGTACTGATTTGATGGTGGTGTCCGATGATCCGGATGAAGAGGCGGAAAAACTGGCTGATGCCATCAATGCGGAGTTTGCCGATGCGTGCCGCCTGAGCAACCTGAATAAAGCACGTTCAGACGCTTATGCAGAACAAATTAAAGCCGGGCTGAGCTGGGTTGAAGTACGCCGTAACAGCGATCCGTTTGGTTCGAAATTTAAAGTTTCAACGGTTAACCGCAATGAGGTTTTCTGGGACTGGCTGAGCCGGGAGGCCGATTTAAGTGACTGCCGCTGGCTGATGCGCCGTCGCTGGATGGACATTGACGAGGCCAAAGTATCGTTTCCGGAAATGTCGCAGATTATCGATTACTCCGTTCATGAATGGCGGGGATTCATTGATACCACGCTGGCTGAAGGCCAGGACAGCCAGTTAATGAGCGCGTGGGAGGAGTACCAGAGCTGGAGCCGTGAGCAAAGCGAATGGTTACAGAGCGACCGCAAACGCATTCTTCTTCAGGTGGTCTATTATCGCGTTTACCAGCGGATGCCCGTTATTGAACTGAATAATGGTCGTGTCGTTGCCTTCGATAAAAATAATCTGATACAGGCCGTGGCAGTAGCGACCGGACGTGTTCAGGTCACCATCGGACGGGTAAGCCGTATACGCGAGGCCTGGTTTGTCGGACCCCATTTTATTACTGACAGACCGTGTACTGCACCGCAGGGGATGTTTCCACTGGTGCCGTTCTGGGGCTACCGCAAGGATAAAACAGGTGAGCCATACGGACTGGTGTCACGCGCCATTCCCGCTCAGGATGAAGTGAACTTTCGCCGTATGAAACTGACCTGGCTGCTTCAGGCAAAACGGGTTATCAAGGATGACGACGCCACCCAGATGTCTGACACCGAACTGATGGAGCAACTGGAACGTCCTGACGGGGTGATTAACCTTAATCCGAAACGGTCAAATCAGACCACGGCAGCACAGGCACTGACCATTCAGCAGGATTTTCAGGTCTCTAACCAGCAGTTTACGGTGATGCAGGAGTCGGAAAAACTCATCCAGGACACAATGGGCGTTTATGCGGCATTCCTGGGACAGAACTCCAACGCATCATCGGGCGTTGCCATCAGTAACCTTGTGGAGCAGGGCGGCACCACGCTGGCTGAAATTAACGACAACTACCAGTTCGCCTGTCAGCAGGTGGGACGGTTATTGCTGAGTTATTTGCTGGAAGACCTGAAAAAACGCCGGAATTATGCGGTGGTTATCAACCGGAACGACAAGCGCAAACGCCGGACAGTGGTGCTTAACGCTGAAAGTGATGGTGGCGAGATGACCAACGATATTTCCCGTCTCAATACCTATATTGCCCTTGCGCCGGTACAACAGACGCCCGCGTTTAAGGCACAACTGGCACAGCGTATGTCTGAAGTTATTCAGGGCTTACCGCCGGAAGTACAGGCTGCGGTGCTTGATTTGTGGGTGAACCTTCTGGATGTACCGGACAAGCAGGAGTTTGTTGAACGTATACGTACTGCGCTGGGAACACCGAAATCACCGGATGAAATGACGCCGGAAGAGCAGCAACAGGCACAACAGCAGCAGGAGATACAGCAGCAACAGATGGAACTTCAGATGCGCGAAATGGAAGGGAAGGTGGCAAAACTGGAGGCGGATGCTGCGAAAGCACAGGCTGCCGCGCAGAAGGATGCCGCCGCCGCGCAGCTTGATACCGCAAAAGCGCAGGGACAGCGTTATGTGGATGCACTGAATCAGGCGAATGCTGCCGACATTCTCACGGGAATACAGAACTCGGAGCAGGAGTCAGCACTGTTACAACAACAGATATTACAGACATTACAGCAGCGGATAGAAGCGATGCCGCTTTAACCTCCATTTCGTGAATACACAGCCAGCCCCGCGCTGGCTTTTTTGTTTCTGCCGCTAAGCCCGCTGGTAACAGTGTGCTTAGTCGCAGGGGCAGCGATACGCCTTTTATTTATCAACATCGGATCTGTCCGAGAAGCAGACATGCGGGGAATTATGGACTTTGAAATCACAGGTGAAGAAACCCAGGAACAACTGGAAGAACTCATGGCAAAAATGGGCGAAACCGAAGTTGAGGGTGACGACGAGGAGCCGGAAGACAGCGCGGAACATTCTGACAGCGAGACTTCTGAAACAGTACAAACTGACACGGGCAATAAACAGGCACCGACACCGGGGGCCGGTACTGAGGAAGAGGGGCAGCCGCAGGAAGATGTGAAGGGTATTCTTGCCAGGGACGGGAAACACGTTATCCCTTATGACGTTCTGGAAGCTGAGCGTACAGGCAGGCAACGGGTTGAACAGGAAGCGTTTCTTCTGAAGCAACAACTGGTGGAAGAGCAGAGAAAAATTGATTTGCTGACGTCACAAATCAAACAGGCTGGTATGACGCCAGACCCTCTTCCGGAAGAGGCTCGTATTTCTGACGAACAGATAGCCAAAATCAGGGAAGAATATCCCGAAGTGGCGAACGCGCTCACCCTGATGTCCCGTAAATACGATTATTTACAGGCGCGGATTCAGGAGGCGCAGCAGGTGCCGCAGGAAAATCCGGCTGCACAGGCAATGAATGCCGTTTCTGACCTGGTTGACTGGCAACGTTCTGATCCAGACAAGTTTGCTGTCGCCGTTCACCTGGATGAGAAGCTTCAGACTGACCCTGAATGGAAAGATAAACCACTGACGGAACGTTTTGCTGAGGTGGCACGACGTACGCGTGCTGCCTACGGTGAAGTGCCTCCAGAACCTGTATCGGAGCAGGATAAGAGCCAGAAGGTTCTTGCCGCTGCCGCAGATAAAGTCGCTAAGGCTGATGCTGCGGCAGCGTTACCTAATTCGCCGTCTGATGTCGGTAATATGGCAGCAGTACCGCAGGATAAATTTGAACGGTTACTTGGGGCGACATATGCAGAAGCTGCGGAGTTAATGAGCACCATGAGTGATGATGACATTAACGCCGCTTTGCAAAAAGCCATCCGGTAACACACTGAACTCAACCCGCCCAAAGGCGGGTTTCCCTTTAATGGAGTAAAAGAATGTCTACAATCACAACTGCCCAGGCGAATAAGATTTTACAGGCTGCGCTTTTCACCGAAGCCAACCGCCACCGCTCGATGACCAACATCCTCACCGATCAGGCATCGGCTCCGACAGCAGTTTCGCCGGACAAAAAGAGCACCATGCAGACTGGTCGCGGTGCACCGGTTGTGCGTCTTACCGACCTGAACAAAAATAAAGGTGACGAAATCAGCTTCAACATCATGCACAAGCTGTCCAAACTGCCGACGATGGGCGATCAGCGTATCGCCGGACGCGGGGAAGACCTCTCGCAGGACGAGTTTTCCCTCCGAATCAATCAGGGTCGTCACCAGGTTGATGCAGGTGGGCGCATGTCGAAGCAGCGCACTAAGTTTGACCTGGTTAAATCCGCGAGTACGTTACTTGGTACGTACTTTAACGATTTGCAGGATCAGTGCGCGATTGTACATCTGGCGGGGGCTCGTGGTGATTTTCTTGCCGACGATATTATTGTTCCTCTGGCTTCGCACCGTGATTTCAAAGAAATCATGGTTAATGATGTTATGCCGCCAACCCATGACCGCCATTTCTTTGGTGGTGACGCCACCTCTCTTGATGCGGTGGATTCTTCCGACGTATTCACCCTGAGCCTGGTTGATAACATGGCACTGTTCATTGATGAAATGGCGCATCCGTTACAACCCATCCGCATGAAGGGCGACGAACTGTACGGTGAAGACCCGTATTACGTTCTGTATGTCACGCCGCGCCAGTGGAATGACTGGTACACCAGCACCTCCGGCAAGGACTGGAACCAGATGATGGTTCGTGCCGTCAACCGTTCCAAAGGCTTCAACCATCCACTGTTCAAAGGCGAATGCGCGATGTGGCGTAACATTCTGGTACGTAAATATGCCGGAATGCCTGTTCGTTTCTTTACCGGCTCCAAAGTATGGGTATCGAACAACGACCTTGCGGCCAACACGAAGCAGATTGAGGTGAAAACCAATATTGACCGCGCAATGCTTCTGGGGGCTCAGGCACTGGCCAGCGCCTGGGGTGCAACAAATGGTGGTCACTTCAATCTGGTGAGAGAGAAGACTGATGCGAAAAACCGCGATGAACTCACCATCGACTGGATCACTGGTCTGAAAAAAATCCGCTTTGCCGACAAGAACGGAAAAGTTAACGACCACGGCGTCATTGCCGTCGATACCGCAGTACGCCTGTAATTTCCATCACCTCTCATTCAGTCGGGTATTTGATCCCGGCATTTTTTAAGGAGTAATCATTATGGCCGGACCTGTGGCAGATAAACCAGAAGCGGGTGTGATTTACGCACCGTCTTATAAGGAGAACGTCTATCAGGGGGCACACGGTAACGAATCCGTTGTGGAGGGTTTTGTCGAACTGAATGCCGTTGCAGCAAATACAGAGGTGCATTTGCTGCGCCTTCCGATCGGGATGCGTATCAATGCGGTACAGCTTGTGACCGGGGACCTTGGCGCAGGCGTCACCATTACGGTGAAAAGTGGTGGCCATGAGTTAATTAGTAATGAAGACGTACATGCCTCCGTGGCGCGTAACGTTGTGGTTGAACCCTATTCCACACAAGCCGATGGCGAAGTGCTGACCGTCGTTACTGGTGGTGCAGCGGCAACCGGGAAACTGAACGTACTGGTTCGTTACTCCGTGGTTGGCTACTGATACTGACTGATAACTCGCCCGCCATTGCGCGGGCTTACTTTTTCTGAGGAAGAGAAATGAGCGAAAAAATTGCCATCGTTTATATCGGTGAAAAAAATGTGAAACGAGACACCATTACCGGAAGCCGCGCCGTGTTCCCGCGTCTCCAGCCCGTTCATGTGGACAGTGAAGTGGCGTACCAGTTGCTGGAGTTTAATGACGTCTGGGTTCGCCATGAGAAGGTTGAGGAAACGCTGAAACAGCAGGAAGAAGAAAAGCGGCTTAAGGAAGAGGAACTTGCGCGGCAGCGTGAAGAAGAAGCCCGTCTGGCGGCGGAGAACAGCTTTGTCGTCAATGTTCAGGGTGATGAGCTGGATATCAGTAAATACACCTCGGCACACCTGATGACGCTGAGTGAATCAGAAGAACTCGGCCTGAAAAAAGGAGCTAAAGAGAGCACTGATGTCTTCCGTATTCGTGTTCGTGACGCGCTGAAAGCAAGGAGCGTACAGGATGGTTTCGCCGAATGACTTTCTGCCGTATGTCAGGCGGAATATCAGCGGGCCGCTGAATATTATGATGGCTGATGCAGTGTTGCAGGCAGCCATTACCTTCTGCCGTGAGTCGCTGTACTGCCGCCGTACCGTCACCCTGAATCCGGAAGCGGGAGTGACATATCCACTGGTGAGTGACGATGCGCCGGTTTCGTGCACACGAATTATTCGCATTGCCATGCCGGAACGGGAGCTGTTTGCGGAAAGCGACGTTGATATTTCCACCGATAAATCCCTGACGTTTACCCGTTCTTATAACGCGGTTGATGTGCTGTTTGCCGTGACCCCCCGGGCAGACGCGAAGACCGTACCGGATGAACTGATGGACTGGCCGGAGGTGATTGGTGATGGTGCTGCTTCCCTTTTGTTTATGCAGCAGGGAAAACCGTGGCAGGACCCGCAGCGGTCAGAGTATTTTCGCGAGAAATTCACCGATGGTTATCGCCGGGCATATCGTGATGCACTGGATATCAGCCCGGTTTCTCCCTGTCGGAATCCGGTTCGCAGACAAAGGTTCTTCTGATGACAACAGTTGCAGAAATTATCGGGCGCGTGAGCACGCAGCTCCTGGACACGCTTATGCTTCGCTGGCCGCTGGCGGAGTTATGTGACTACTACAATGATGCTGTTCGCGCCGTCATACTGGCCCGTCCCGATGCCGGAGCCTCGGTTGAGACGCTGGAATGTGTTCCCGGCTCGCGGCAGACGTTACCTGCCGGCGCACTGCGGCTTATTGATGTTATCCGCCTGACGGACGGTAACGCGCTTTTACCCGTTCCGCGTGATGTTCTCGATCATGATTATCCGGACTGGCATAACGTGAGTGGTGTGCCTGAACGTTATGTGTACAGCGAAATCACTCCCCGTGTTTTTTACCTTTTCCCGGCACCGGATGAGAGTGTCAGCATTGATGCGATTATCTGCCGTATTCCTGATGCCGTAACGATAAGCAGCATGCAGGATAAAACAGAAGTTCAGACTGACGAGGCATATGTGAATCCGCTGGTTGACTGGATACTTTTCCGGGCTTTCAGCAAGGATGCGGCCGGAGGTGCAAATTCCGGACAGGCCATGCAGCATTATCAGGCGTTTGCAGATCAGATGGGGATTAAACAGAACACGGACAGGTTTATGGCACAGATGAAACAGGCTCAGTTTGACGGAGGTACAGCGTGAGTATTTTAGTTTCAGGCATTCTTAAATCTCCTGCTGGTGCGATAATTGCCGGGGCGCAAATCACGCTGACGGCACTGACCACCTCACCAGACTTACTGGCGGGCGTCAGCGCTTCGGCGGTCACCAGCGATACCGGGTATTATGGCATGAACGTTTTACCTGGTGTCTATTCACTGACCGTTGCCGTGAACGGGAAAAGTCAGGTCTATGGCAGCTTTCGTCTTGATGGCACCGAAACCACGGTGACGCTCAATATGGTACTGCGCCGTAACCTGGTCGAAGTCAGTATTCCTGATGAACTTCTGGTGGATTTCCGGCAGATACAGAACAACGTTGCTGATGACCTTGAAACCATACGGCAGCTTGAACTCAGAGCATCGGGCAGCGCGGATAATGCGGTCAGAACAGCCGCAGATGCAAAAGCCAGCGCTGAATCAGCGGCGCGTTCTGAGGCTGATGCGGCAGACAGTGAGAAGAAAGCGGAACAGTTTGCCCGGAATTTACAGGATGCAGTGGCAAAAGCAGGGGATTCGGCATCCGCTGCGGCGTTAAGTGCCGCAGGTGCAGGAGAACAGGCCACAGCGGCAAAAAGCGCAGCCCTTGAGGCGGCAGACTCAAAAGCTGCAACTGAAAAAGCAGCCAGTAATGCTGCTCTATCAGAAAAAAACGCGGCAGATTCAGCACTGGCAGCCAGGACAAGCGAAAACAGTGCGGCAGATTCAGCCACTAAAGCCGATGCCAGCGAGAAAGCCGCAGTGCTGTACGAACAGACTTCATCAACACATGAAACAAACGCGGGACAAAGCGCAGCAGATGCGGCACTGAGCGCAACAAAGGCCGCTGATTCTGCATTAAACGCCGGGAAATCTGCAACAGAAGCTGCGGGTTATGCAACTGATGCGCAGACACAGGCCGGAAATGCAAAACGGGCAGCGACAGATGCTACAACGGCAAAAGATGAAATTGTGAGGCAGATTAGCGGTTTTGATGAGCACGTAAGTCAGCAGGAGACTGTGATAACGGCAAAGGGACAGACTCTTGTTGATCAAGCCCGCACTGAAGCGATAAATGCCGGACAGGCAGCACAGCATGCAGCTCAGGTGCTGGAAGATGCCATTAACGCCTCTATCAAGGGTGAAAAAGGAGATACGGGCGAACAGGGTCCGCAGGGCATTCCCGGTCCTGCTGGCCCTCCTGGCCCCAAAGGTGATAAGGGTGATGCTGGTTACAGGGGGCTGAAGGGCGACACAGGACTAAAGGGTGAAAAAGGCGATACCGGCCCGTCAGCATATGACATCTGGAAATCTCAACAACCTGACGGTACTGACACCTCAACTGTCGCGTATCTCGCTTTCCAGGAAGGTAAAAAAGGTGATAAGGGAGACAAAGGTGATACCGGTGACGGTATCACTACTGTTAAAACGGATGGCATTACCCTGAAAGGCGATGGCGTGGTTACGCCACTGGCAATGAATATCTCCGCATCAGGTTATCCTGGTGTGGGAGATTATGTCATTGCATGGGATATGGGGAATCCTGAATATAATTTTTTTGGGTACAAAGTCCCCGGCTCACAGTTAAAGCAGACTGCACTTTCTTTTGGTGATAATGGTACAGCTTATGCAAGTAAACATACTTACTTGACGTTTTCCGGGACTTTTATCGGGACGGGTTATTTTTATACCAATAATGTTGGTCTTTTTCGTCGAGTGGCATAAGGAACTACCATGAATATTATTTCCGCCAGAAATGGAGTCTACATTGAAAACGGTAATATAGATTGTGAAGTGCATTTTGAAGGCTTTGATGATTTTATTCCGTTCACTTCTTCCCCCGATGATTCGGAAGAGCATGGTCGCCAGCTCTACGCCGACCTTAAAACCGGTAAATACGGCCCCGTTACTCCCTTTACCGTGACACCAGAAATGATCCAGTCAGCAAAGGATGCAAAACATGCCGAAATCAATAACTGGCGTGATACTCAGGAGAGCGGCAGCATTATCTTCACGCTGAACGGCCATCGCTGGGACTGCGGTAAAGCTTCACAAACCCGCCTTGCGCCTGTTGTCGCTGTTGCCAAATCAGGTGCGCTTCCGCCAGGTTTCTTCTGGACGGATGCCGATAACATTGATGTGCCGATGACCGCCGACGAACTGACCGCGCTGGAAGCTGCTATGCAGCAGAACATGGTATTACAGGGCTTTAAAATCCACGAACGCCAGCGGCAGATGAAAGAGGAAGTGGACAAATTAACGGACTATAAGGCGATTCAGAATTATGTGGTTGGCTGGCCGGAAGGGAATTAAAAAAAAGGGGCCACTTTCTGAGCCCCAACAGGGATAGGATTACGCCTGTCACCTTTAGGTGATCTGTAATAAGAACCAAGTGCTTCAGATGTTTTTTCGCGTAAGCAGACAGTAAATGTCAACAGAAAACATAAAGGTATTTGGGTACAAAAAGATGACCACGACAGTGATTACCGATGCGAAGAACGGAAGGTACTGTGAAAATGGCACGATAATGGTCGATGTCCGTTTCGACGATTTAACAGCCGCAGATGGAACGCCGTTGTATCTGCCGTATATCGCTACAAAAAACGACCCTGAACCGTATGGCGTACTGCTTTACAATGACCTTGTGTCCGGTAAATACGGACAGATTGTTCCCTTCACCGCCACTCCAGAAATGCTTCAGGCAGCAAAAGATACCAGGCGTGCTGAAGTCTGTGCATGGCGAGATGCTCAGGAAAACGGGAATTACCTGTTTGACTATAACGGTCACAGGTGGGATTACGGTAAGTCCACCCAGGACAGGATGAGTATCTCACTGGTGATGGCAAAACGTAATGCGCTTCCGGCTGATTTTGCCTGGACAGACGGTGACAACAACATTGTTCCGATGGATAACGCTGGGCTGATAGCGCTGTCTGCCGCGATTGAGCAGGCGATGTTTGAAAAAGGGATGCAGATAAACCAGCGTCAGTTACAGATGAAGGCAGAAGTCGAGGCCTTAACCACGCTGGAGGCTGTAAAGGCTTACGTGGTTGGCTGGGCAGAAGGGATTTAAAAAAACGGGTGCATTTCTGCACCCAAGAAAGAATATTCAAACAATCCAGGGAGTTATTATTTTGGTAGACATTCTGTTTATCATACAGGCAGAGCAGACTTTGCCTTGATCTGCCTCACAATATGCAGGTAATTCACACAATAAAAGTGGCTTTTTGTTTCTGAAAAATAAGGAACCCCGGACCACACCAACGGCTGTGTCTTTTGCATTTAATGCTGGAAGTGTTGGTAAAAAAATGGGGCCATCAGACCCCGAAATAACAGATACATAGAAACAAGGAAGACAGTTGTACTTATTCCATACGTAGCAGATAAAAAACCATGAGCAGATTCACAACCCCGGCAATTCTCGAAATGCTGGACCATTTCTTATGGCGCGTATACGAGCCTTTTGAATTTTACCTCAGTAGCGACAATAGCGACGCGATAGAAGTGCCAGCCGGATTTCTTACTGATCTCGCCAGTGTGCCGCGCATCTTCTGGACACTGCTTCCCCCGGATGGTAAATACGCTAAGGCGGCAATTATTCATGATTATATGTACGACAACGCGCTACGCACGAAGAAAGAAGCAGATCGTATTTTTCTGGATGGAATGATAGTGCTCGGCGTGCCGAAGTGGAAAAGGATGATCATGTATTGGGCGGTACGGTCGTTTGGGCGGGGGAATTACGGGAAATGCATTAAGGTTGTGTAAGGCGCGGTGCCAGACATTGCTATGCGTACTCTAATCCCTACCAGATGAATGATACTTGTCAGGCACCACAGGCTATTTATGCAGCTTTCTGGTGGAGAGATCAAGTACAGCTATCAGAATAATGACAGGCAAAAATATAACGCCAATCCCAAGCATAATAAGTATGTGGTTATTCATGGCTCCACCAAAAAGAAGGGCGTCGGATCATGCCCCTGTATAATAAAAAATGACAGTAAGAACTATAAGCATGAATCTTATTTCATACGCAGCATATGCAAGTCAAACCAGTAAAATGTATTAGTGTTATGAGATTAAGCGATAGGTGTGACGCCCGACAACGTGAAAGATCACCTGGAACACGTTGGGTAGTGTATCCGGACGTCACTGTTTACTTATGACAGAATCAATGACGAGCCGCAAATAAAGATATCGATTTCTGAGCGTACATCAAAAATAACGACTTATAAGGATTACGGCAGCAGAAACAAGAAACATCACAGTAATACAACCCAATTCATATGAAAAAATCATTTAGCTGGCACCAGTCAAAAACAGGGGCCGGTAGCCCCCTGAATGAGGTAGTTACAAGTGTTACCTGGCACCTTCTGGTGCTCTATAGTGGTACGAGTCATTATTTTTTCTCGCTTGCTGGTAGTTAATGTCAATAGTGATTATTCGATTCTGGTTAGAGTACCGAGCGCTCCTTCCCGTGGTTCTCCGACATTGTGGAGTATGATGTCAAACGTACCAACCAGGACCACCACAACACAGATGATCTGCATCGCAATCATCATGCTTCTGAAAATCAGGAACGGCAGTATTTCGGTCAGATACCCTGACTATTTAAAAAACGGACTCTTCTTCAACATAATCAGGTCTGTTGGCGATATCTGCACGTTTGAAAGTGAACACGATCATGGCAGAAATGAGAAGAGCTATGCGTACAACGGTGTTCATAACGATATTTATGACATTAATCGGGTGAAAAAATGGGGCCGCATTCTGAACCCCAGCAGGGATAAAATATGCCTGGTACCTTGAGATACTCTTTGTTCGTATCTATTGCGTATGCAATGGGTGAGTGTCAACAAAAAAACAGGGGGCCATTCTCAAGCCCCCAGCATAACGTTAGTCGTCTGAGTCATTATTATATCGCAGCGGACTCTCGCCTTCACACTTAAAGCCGATTTTTTATGTCACAAACAGAAGGATTTTGGCGTTGATTCAGATCATTGATTGATGCGCTAATGAAAAGCGTGAGGGAAGGCTGTGTGGCATCCGGTGAACCTGTAGGAATCCCATAACTGATTAAGGACTGAAACCACCAGATGCCACAAAGATGTTATGGCGTATGCGGCAGGCGGGCGTCAATAAAAAGAAGAGCAGACGTATGACCGATTGCCCACGATAAAACAAAAAGGATAAAAAAGAACGGGCACTTTATGTACCCGTTATCGATAAAGGCAGCAACAAGTTATTTTGTTATTAGTATGAGGTTAATTCACATCTTCGCCACACTTTTATTTCATACACAGATTATAAAAAACCATGATCGCTTTCACAGTTTCTGATATTCAGTGTTAACGGCTCCGTTTTCCGTATACGGTCAGAATAATGGTGACAATGGCAACTATAATAACAAACGCTATCAGAATAATAATAGTTTCGAACACAGGGCACCTTATACAGGCTGGGATGTGACGCCCGTGAGCGCAGTGGAAGGAAGCTCAGATCATCCCTGAAGGCGTCACAATACGGTTATGTGATTATGCTAATTGTTATAATCACTGAATATTTGCTGTTGAGTTGCTGTAGATTGGTTTTGTTTTTATGTATGCAGATAACAGAAGTCAATGGTTAACATTTATTTCTTAACCTGCCACAGGAGTATACAGCGTGCCTGCTATTGATATTATTTCCATGCACGGCGAGATGCCGCGCGTACTTCCCCATATGTTACCGGATGGTTATTCTGCACTGGCACAGAACTGTCATTTCCGGTTTGGTGTAATTACGCCAGTGAATGATGACCAAAAAAGCGAAGTAATATTCGACATGAATCCGGAAACGCTTTTCCTGTACAGCCAGAATAAATGGTTTACCTGGAGCGGAATTGTCGATGTGGTTCGCAGCCCTGTCGCACAGGACCCTTACGGACGTGTGTATTATACCGACGGACAGTATCCAAAGGTGACCAGCGCACAGATTGCGACATCGGGTAGCGGTCCGTATCCGGTCAACAGCTACCGGCTTGGTGTTCCTGCTCCGGAAAGCGCTATTACGTGCAGTGTATTAAATCCTCCTCCGGTTGAGGGTACTGAAGAAGGCGACGCTAAAGACGATGAAACCCGCTTTTACACCCAGACCTTTGTTACTGCTTATGGAGAAGAAGGCCCACCGGGTCCACAGTCGTCGGAGCTGACGGTAAAGCAGGGCGGTTCCGTTGATTTAACCATGCAACCACCCCCGCTACAGAATTCGAATATTACCCGTAGGCGTATTTACCGTTCTGTTTCTGGTGGCGGTAATGCAGATTTTCTGCTGATGACTGAACTGGATGCAGGCGTACTGTCATTTCACGATGATTTGCTGGCTGAGCAACTCGGCCACGCACTGGAAACCTGGCACTATGTTATGCCACCGGACAATATGACAGGCCTTTGTATGATGGCAAACGGTATTGCTGCCGGGTTTGCCGGAAACGAAGTGATGTTTTCTGAAGCGTTTCTGCCTTATGCATGGCCTGATTCGTACAGGCAGACTACAGAGGATGATATTGTCGCCATCGTTCCGGTCGGAACGGCGCTGGTTATTGCGACGAAGGGGCAGCCTTATTTATTCAGCGGTGTTTCACCGTCAAATATTTCAGGGACAAAGCTGCCGTTAACGCAGGCGTGTGTCAGCAGACAAAGCATGGTTGTGATGGACGGTTTTATACTCTATGCGGGCACGAGCGGGCTTGTTTCGGTGAGTAGTGATGGTAACGCGCTTATTGCTACGGAAAAAATTCTCTCGCCGGAACAGTGGCGTGACGTATTTAACCCGTCATCCATCAAAGCGTACCAGTATCGTGGTGAGTATGTGGCCCGCTATACAAAAAACGATGGCAGTCAGGCTGTTTTTATCTTCAACCCACAGGATATGGATATCCGGCATATACTCACGACGTTCGATACGGCGTATAACGATACAGCAACCGATACATTGTACCTGGTAAAAGGACGGGAGTTGTCTGTATCACAGGGTGCGAATACACCACTGCCGTTTATCTGGCGCTCAAAAACGTTTATTGCGCAGGAAAGTACCAGTTTTTCATGCCTGAGAATCAAAGCGCCTTATCCTGAACGGGTCGGTATTTCTGTATTTGCGGACGGGCAGTCGGTGATCCAGTTACCGCCAGGTTCCCTCCGTCGTTCCGTGCTGAAACTGCCGCCAGTAACAGGCCGTGAATGGTATCTGGAGGTCGCAGGTTTCGGGCAGGTTGAACGCGTTACGCTGAGTACATCGATGCCGGAGATGCCCGCATGAGTAAAAAACCGTGGCGGGCAGGAAAAGACTTGGCTTCTGTTGTTGAAAATATGGAAATTGGGACCGGCCAGCGTGGTGACGGGAAAGATGCGTTTGTCACTCAGCGTCAGCTTGCAGAACTGAAACTGGCGAGAATGAACAGTGCCGGAGGCGGTGGAAAAGTGAGTCTTGCTCCTGGTCTGGGGGGAGGGATTTTTCCGGAGCCGTTACCACCGGAGAGCCCCACCAAACCGGAAGGTTTACAGGTCACAGGCGGGTTTGGCTATGTGCTGCTTGAGTGGGTGATGCCGAGATATAACGGGCATTCCATGGCTGAAATCTGGAGGGGAACCGAAGATAACCTTTCTGATGCTGTTCTGGTGGGGACAACGCCGGGACAGGTCTACAGCGATTCAGTTAACCCGGGCTGGAAAGGATTTTACTGGATACGGTTTGTTAACTCAGCAGGCGTGTCTGGTCCGTATAACTCGCCAGACGGAACCCCGGCAGAAACACAGATTGATGTGCAGGCTGTTATTGACCAGATACATGATGAAGCGGCTAAATCCCCGATAGTTGACGTGCTGAAAAAGGAAATCAGTGATTCAGCAGAAGCCACGAATGAGCATATAGAGAAAATTAGTGAAGATGGCGGTAAAGCGTTTCAGGCTATTTGGGGACAGAAAGCCAGTGCTGCCGGAATAACCGCAGGTATTGGTATCGTTGCCGGGAAAGATGCGGCAGGTAAGCCGGTCAGCCAGGTGGCAATAGCTTCATCGCAGTTGTTTGTTTTTGACCCGAATAACCCCGGCAATACGGCGTATCCATTTGCGGTGTCCGGCGGAAAGGTTGTGATCCAGAAGGCGCTGATTTATGACGCGGTGGTGGATACGCTGGCGGCACAACATATTGTGGCCGATGATGTAAAGGTTGGCGCAACGCTGACAGCTCCCTATATCAGAAGCGCCACTATCAGCAACGGTAATTTTACGGTTGACTCCAACGGTAACATGAATGCCGTTAACGCAACCCTGAATAACGTGACGTCTCGTGGGGGATATTTTTACGATCTGAATGCGTATAACCTCAATGTGAACAGGGGGACACTGAGTGATGTGCATATATTGAACAACTGTCAGGTCGATGGCACCGTGAGGGCAAACCAGATTGAAGGTGATATTGCGAAGACATATGTTATTAACGGGAGCAGCGTATATATTCCGCCACAGATGTTCGATATGAATCTGGTCTGTATGATGGGGGATTTCAATATTCGGTTGAATGGCGTTGAACAGGGGCCGATACTTTCTGTTGAGATAGCCAGATGGCAGACAGGAAGTTCCTGGAATGGTGGAAGTCCGGGGCACGGTGGCGGGAGCTATGTACCGTCGTATGATCGCATGTATATCAAAGTCTATCGACTAAGTGCAGGCACTGCGGCCACAATCTCCGGGACGTACAGTTATCACGGCGGCGTCATGCCGCTCCCTCCGCATGTAATATGGATGTCAAAGGCTTGATCATGACAAAACTCGAACGATATATGCAACGGGTAATGGCTGATACCGGCAACCCGAATCTGCTGAGTGAAATACAGGACGCCTGCCGTAAAAAGCAGGCGTTTTGTTTTGGTGCGCCGGATGGTCAACTGGTACTAAAACCGATGGTGAAAGACAATGTTCCGTATGTGCTGGTCTGGCTGGGGATCTGCGATGGTTATGACAGCGTGGCGCAGTATTTGCCAGAAGTGCAGCAACTGACCCGAATGTCTGGTGGGCGCTGGGCGGAATTTCATACTACGCGTAAAGGATTTATCCGTCTGGGGAAGCGGGTTGGATTTGAACGGATGTCGGATGATGAAGACGGATTCATGGTGTTTCGTATCCAAGTATAAATATACCGTATTACAGACAAACCTGCTTCGGCAGGTTTTTTCATATAAGGAGCCAGAAAATGGGGAAAGGTGGAGGAGGCAGCGGAGAAATCAAGGAAACCTCGCAGCAGAAAGCGCAGGCAGAAATCGCCCGTAAACAGTGGGACTTATACAACCAAAGGCTGAAGCCAATGGAGAACATCTTCATGGCTGACGTGGACAAACTGAACGACGAGAGCAAATACCAGAACCTCGCCGGAGTGACGAATCTCGGTTATCAGAAACAGTTTGGTGAAGTCAGGAATCAGGTTGCTGACCAGCTTGCAGCCGCTGGTGTTGATCCGGGGAGCGGTAAATTCCAGGGGGCGCTGAATGATATTTCCGGTGAACAGGCTATTGGACAGACTGACGCAACCAACCGCGCACAGTCTTCTCAGGCTGATAAGTATATCGCCGGGTTGCAGGATGTTGTTACTCTCGGTTCCGGACAGAAAGCCGATGCGTTGCAGGGGTACAACAATCTGGCAGAAAACAGTCTGCGTAAGGCGGGCGCTGACGCTCAGGCGGCGTATATGCGGCGTCAGGGCAATGCCTCACTGGTTGGCGCGGGCATGGGGGCGCTGGGAGGTTATACCATGAATAAATGGGGCGGTAAGAGCGGTGGTTCTGGTGCAGGACCAGGAACCGGCGCTAACGCCATTCAGAATTATACCAACGGGTTTAATTTCTAAGGGAGAACATGTATGAGCAGTCATTATGCCTCCGACACATTCGCGCAACTCACACGCGATCAGTATTACGACTGGGTAAACCGATACTACCCGAAGCTTGAAACCCTGATGAATCTGGGTACTGACAATCAGTTAATGAATGCTCAACTGGACAGAACTGGCGGTATAGCGGCACAAAGTTTGCGGTCTGCACAGCTCGGGCTGAATAACCAGATGGCGCGTTACGGGACTATCAGGCCGCAGAATCCGCAGGATAATACGTTGGGGTTACGTTCGGCGCTGGCTGTCGCCGGGGTGAAGAACGGGATTCGTGAAGCACAACAGGACCGTCAGATGAACATTCTGACTGGCGGAGCAGCACCAGTACGCCAGCAACTTAATATCGGCGGGCAGGCACAGGCAGCATAGCGGAGGCAGGAGATGGGATACGGATTACTTGATGCGGCAAATCAGACGCGACAGCAGGCGTTGCAGAGTCTGGGTGAGGCAGATCAACTGAATGAACAGCGCGAAATGATGAATAAACAGATGAAAGAGCAGGCCAGTATGCAGAAAAAGCAGAATATTGGTTCCGGGCTGGGGACTGGCGCGGCGCTTGGTTTCGCCGTAGGAGGTCCGATAGGTGCGGGGATTGGTGCCGTAGCAGGTGGCCTTTTCGGCTCATTGTTCTGAGAGGTGATATATGGACGGATTTGCACAAGGGTTACTGGCGGGGTTCAGTACCGTTGATAATGCGATGCAGCAGCGTAAAGCGCTGGGGCTGCGTGAGGCCGCACTGGCTCAGCAGCAGAAGAACGCCGATCGCAACTATGAACTGGCCCAGGATGAGTTTGGTTATCGCAAAGAGACAGGCGATCGTGACTACCAGCATACTCTTGACCGGGAAAAAGTAGGTGATGAACATTGGGGAAAAGAGTTTGGACTCCGTCAGGCTGGTATGAATGCCCGTGTTGGAATAGCCCGCCAGCAACTGGCGATGCAGAAAGAAACGCATGACGTTCAGATGAACAATATGCGGTACCAGCAGGCGATACAGCAGTCTGCTACACGGACATATATGGCGCAGCAGGCGATAAACCAGGGAGACTATGAAGCAGCAAAAAATATTATGGCTCCTGTCTCTGATATTGTTCCCCTTGCCCGTATATTAAGAGACCCGAATTTTTCACAGGCAACAGTGAATGCCGGGCAAAAACTGTATGGCATAATGTCGTCGCCGGATGCGCATAAAGACCCGATGGCAACCCTGTACAGTATCAATGAAAACATGAGTGATATCGCACCTCTTTTCCAGACAGAAGCCGATCGCGCAGTTGGACAGGTTGACCCGAAAACCGGGCAAAAAATAGTCTCAGCGCAGATAAGTCATATTGCTCCTGTGCCGGATAAAGATGATCCAAACCACCATTCTCCGGATGATGTCGCCCTGTTCCTGAAGGTGAAATATGCCAACGGCAAGGAGGCGATTAAGCCCGTTACAGAGAACCGGAGTTCTGATTTACGGGACAACGTGGAACGCATCAGTATTCATGGATTACTGGATACAGCGTCGTCACGCGTTGCTGCCAGCCACAATTATCTTCAGTATTTGCAGCAACCGCAGGGACTTTCAAAGGCCGATATTCAGAAAGAAGAGGCCAGGATTTATGCGAGTGCGGCAAGAGGCGGCACAGATGGACAGGTAGCGGTTGACCAGTTCGAGGCGAGGCTTGGAATTCCTGGCGCGAAGGAAAGACTACTGCAATCGCAGGCAACTGATGCGGCAAAAACATGGGCTGGTGATGATCAGGTCAGACAAATGTTTATGCAGGATGCATTAACCAGGAAGCCAGAACTATTTGCACCCGGGAACGAGAAACAACGCGATATTTATTTCCAGAATTATAAAGCCAGAAATGAAAGTACTCAGGAGAAGTTGAAGGATGCCAGTGCTTCAGGTTGGGCTGGTCAATTGAGATATCAAAGAGAACAACAGCAGAAGAATAATGATTTTCTGTACGGTTCAGACTAACCCCTTTTTCTGACGATTAATCCCCTTCCACTATGCCCGGCATTATGACCGGGTTTTTTATTTATGGAGTTTATATGGCATATCAGCCTGAATTAATGCGTCCTGAATTACAGCGTGATAATGGTAATCGTAATGGCCTGAATATTCAGCAACCGGGGGAGGGTAACTGGAGAGATGGTTTTTTCGATGACCCGGAAAACGCCGTCGATCACAGTAAATCTTTCAGCCGGGGTGACGTTCTGCCAACTGCTGGTGTGGGCATCGCTCAGTCTGTTCAGGGGACAGGAGAACTGGCGCGAGGGCTGGGGGATGCGCTTATCCACACTCCCTTAAAAACCAGTGCCAGAATTGTGAATGAACTGAGCAGGATGGGATTACCGGGTGTTGCCACAATTGAGGATATTTTTTCTGGTGCAGGTAAAGGCGCCGATAAAACTATTGATGCGCTTCCCGATGGTAAGAACAAGGTGACTGATGCGGTAGGTAAAGGACTTAAAACTACCGGGAAGGGCGTGAGTGATGTAGCCGGTGCTGTTAAAGACTGGTCTTACGATAAAATGTCGCCGGGCGCTCAGCGTGCGCTTAATACCCCGATGAGTGAAGGCTGGGATGATCCTGCCGTATGGGTGGCAAAAGGAACGAACCTGATTGGTTCGATTGTTCCTGATTTAGCAGCGGGCAGCATCACTAAAAAGGTCGGGGAAGTTGCCCTGAAAAAATCCCTCACAGGTGCGCTGGAGAAAAAATTCCTCACAGCAGGACTTTCCCCTGAAAAAGCGGCTGCATATGCCAGTGAGTCTGTCAGTAAGGCGATGCCTGACTTATTTCAGGCCGGAATGGTGACGTCTGCCACAGCCAGCGCCCAGGGTTCGGAAGCAATGAACGCGTCTGATGCTGTTCGCAATGCCGATTACTCCGAACTTTCAAAGTCGCCAAAATTTCAGCAAACGTTTTACGCTATCGATGATGATCCTCAGTATGCAGAACTCAGCGACCGTCAGAAAATGGATATGGCGAAAGAACGTGTCGCTGATGAAGTTCGTGCGCAACTTGCAACCGATCCACAATCACTGGTAGTCAATGCACTGGCAGCAAAACTGGGTGATGCTCAACTGGTCAATCTGGCATTACGTGGAACGGCAAAAAGTGTGGCCAGTGGTATTGCCCGTAACGTGGCAGAACAGGCCGGGATTAATGCCGCTCAGGCGAGCTTCTCCCGCTATCAGGAAAACGCGGCATTACGTGATACTGCCGGGATGGATGTACCTGAGTGGCAGGGCGTGGGTGATGCGTCGCTGGAAGGCGGATTGATGGGCGGCGCTATGGGGGTTCCGTTTGGTGCAATTGCTGGTCTTCGTGGTAAACGTCAGGCAGAAGCAGGTGCTGTTGCCAGACAGGATGCGTCGCGCCAGGCTATGGATGAAAAAGCGCAACGCGCCCGCGAAATGGCGCAGGATTCCCCGTATACGAAACCCGCCGATCCCGTTGAAAATTACCGCCAGCAATTTTCCGGTCTGAGCCGAGACGAACTGCTACAGCATTATGCTGATGCTGATCTTGCGCACGAAAATGATGTTGATGCGGTATACCGTAAACATGCGGCCAACGGTCTTCTGAAAGAGATGGATCGCGCTGACAAGTTGAAGGGTATCGTTGGCGAGATGCAGGGTAAGCCGCGCAATGAGATACTGGCGGAATACCGCGAACTCAACGAGAAAGACAAGCGTAACGCGACAGAGCAAATGCGCTGGGAAGCGGCACGTGAGGTGCTGAGGCCACAGCCTGAAGCGACTGAACAACCTCAACCAGCACAGGATACTTTCGCTCAAAATACTGCACGTCACCCACTGTATGACACAGATAACCTCGATGTGCCCACCTTTATGCGTGACCCGCGTTTCCGCGATTTTACTGACGAGCCTACGGAAGTTCAGCAACACCTGACCCGTCGTAATGCGCCGACGCCAGAAGAACTGGTGCATGAGCAGATGGCTAAAGGGGATACGGGACCCACTGATTACGAGCTGGCTGAACGTCCACGTCTGCCTTCACCTGGCGATATTCATCCGGGTCAGGGTTATCCGATGCCGGGAGAAGTGCGCCACATGTCTGATGAGCCTCCCGCTGGTCGTGGCGGACGTTACACTACGACTGGTGAGGTACTGGAGCAAAGCTACGAAAAAGGCCGCCAGTCCGCCTCACCTGAATCCGTGCAACGTAAGGGTGAAACATTCCGGGGTGAACAGTCTTATCGTGAGTTGCCCGCGCCGGAGCATCAGGGATTGCCGCGCCCGGAGGAGGTTAAACCTGAAAACACGGAGACGGTCAATACTGAGCGGGATACAACACCAGAAGTCGATGAGGGTGAACAAAATCAATCGCAACCCGGAGTTCAGGAACAGGCAAAGACAGAATCTCCGCGCGCTGTGACCGAAAAATCCGGCGAAAAAATTGATGATTTCGGTGAAGTGATCTACGGCGCAGCCAAACATCGCCGCGCGGCACTGGCTGATGAGCTGAATACGGATAAAACGGCAGAAGACTACAGAACTCAGCCGCTCAGCAAACTGTTTCCAAAGCCTGACTATGAAAAAATGGCAGCGGAAGGAACGGACAACAAGACGCTGGCGATGCTGGCGCTGTTACGCAACATGATACCCGCGAGGCCCCGCGCATCCCATCGCCTGAATCACTGGGCGAAACAGGTTGAGGAGGTCCGTGATACCGCCGGTCAATTACTGGACGGCAGTCTGCCCGCCGATAAATTCATTGACCGTATCAGCCAGGAAAAAGGTTCGCATTATCGCGAGATAGTGAACACCTGGGAAATGTTACACCGACTGTCATCTTCTCAGATTGAGCAGGCGTCAGGCTACCGCGTCAAAACCCACGCATACAGTATGTTCGGGGGTAAGGAGTATTCCCCGCCGAAGGTGATCCACTCCCTGGAAAACGAGAAAGGCCGTAGCGTTCTGGACTCGGAAGACCTGAATGACCTGCATAAAAAAGCGAAGGCGTATTTTGACCAGCAGTCCGCTTCTCCGAAGTCCGCTGATGATAAAACGAAACTGGATATCTACCAGCATAAGCGCTCGGGGGAAGTGTTCATTGCATACGGTAAAAATAAAACCGTGCTTCAGCGTGGTTTTAAAACGGTTGCCGAAGCCCGCGAATACACGAAAACTCACCGCGCTGAGTTGCTGGAAAAGCTGAATGCGCTGCGTGAACAGTCCCGCGAGGAACAGCGTAATGCTTCCAACCGTGATCGTAACGGACCCGTTCGTCGTGGCGGTGAAATGCATACAGACGTTAATGCGCTGAGAAACATAAGCGGCTCAGGAACCGGATACAGTGAAAAGGCGGCGTCACTTATACGCAAAATCGCGGCGAGGATGAACACAAATGATGCATTTGCTTTTAACCGTCTGATGGATTCGCGTTTTGCCGATGAACGTGAACGCGGAATTGCCATAGCAGAACGAGTGGCAGCCACGCTGGAGCCTGAGCAAAACGTTACTCCAGAAAAGTTCAGTGATGCCTTTGGTTTTCGTGGTGTGCAGTTCGGGAACTACGTGGAGGGACCGCGCCGTCAGTCTGATCTTAACCGGGCATATGATTCGCTGATGGATATGGCGGACGTACTGAAAGTTCCGCCGAAAGCGCTTTCCCTGAATGGTCGTCTTGGCCTGGCATTTGGTGCGCGGGGTAAGGGTGGCAAAAATGCTGCCGCCGCGCACTACGAACCGGATCAGGTTGCCATCAACCTCACCAAAGGTAACGGGGCCGGTTCTCTTGCGCATGAGTGGTTCCACGCGCTGGATAATTACTTCGGTCAGCATGATGTCGCCAGGGATGGTGATGTTGCTTCCGGCGACAGGTTCATGACTGCCCGTGATACCCGGGGGAGTCTGTATCAGCCTGAAGCATACCCGGTACGGGAAGAGGTATATGACGCATTTATGGGCGTCGTGAAGGCTGTTAACAATAGCGGTATGCGTCGCCGTAGTCTCCTCCTCGATGAAGTTCGCAGCAAGCCGTACTGGTCTACCGACATTGAGATGGCGGCGCGTGCCTTTGAGCGTTACGTGCAGGATAAGGCCAAAGCCGCTGGCGTTGAGAACGATTATCTGGTGAATATCCGTAAGGCTGATGACCACGGCTCACCGGATACCTATGCCTATCCGACAGAAGCGGAACTGGACGGCGGTATCCGCCAGGCATTCGATAAACTGTTCAGCACCCTGAAAACCCGCGAGACAGACAAAGGCGTGGCGTTTTATTCCCGTGACGGGCTGGAGCGCACGCCGGAAGGCAATGTGATTTCACAGACCGGACACAGCGCTGATACTCCGGCTCAGGGCAGCACCGTCCGTAAAGTGAAAACCGTTGCCTGTACCGTGATGGACCGCATCAGGGATAACGATCTGAATGTTCGCGTGGTGAAATCGCAGGCAGAAGCGGCAGAACTGGCCGGAGAATCGCTGGATAAACACGGCAAGGTTCACGCCTTCTATCGCCCTGACGAGCATGAAATCGTTCTGGTGGCTGATAATCTGCCTGATGGTCGTACTGTACGTGAAAAATTACGTCACGAAATCATTCACCATGCGATGGAAAACGTTGTCACGCCTGCCGAGTATAAAACCATCGTTGATAATGTGCTGAAAACCCGCGACAGCAATAACGCCACGATTAAGGATATCTGGCGTAAGGTTGACGCATCATACGGTGAGGAATTGCCACAGGTGCAGGCGGGTGAGTTTCTGGCACACATAGCGGAGAAGCACACGCCGGGTAAGCTGGGTGCAGCATGGAACCGTGTTGTCTCGCTGGTGAAGGCTGTACTGCGTCGTACCGGATTATTGCAGCCGTCTGACCTCAATGATATCGGCTACATTCGTGACACCATCAGGACGTTAGGCCAGCGCGTACGCGAAGGATACGTACCCCGCGATGGCGGCGAGGTGTCGTACTCACGTACTGGCAAACCTGATCCGTTCAAGGCTGACAGCTATGATGCCAGACAGTTTGCTGAAGAGGTTCGACATGTAGCAACATTGGATAAAGACCCTCGCCGCGATATACGTATGGGGGATACTCCGGCAGTATTAAGGGCGCTGGGTGCGCCAAATCGCGAATTGATAATGCCAGGCCATGTGGTACATAAAGCCACTCGTCCTGAAATCAAGGATCATCACGTATCCGTTGAGACAATGGCGGAATTACCTCACCTGCTTGCCGACCCTGTAGCTATTGTTACTTCAAGAACTGAACCTGATGCTCTTGTAACCCTGATTAAAGCAAAAGATAAGAAGGGTGCGCCAGTAGTTGTCGCGGTTCATATGCATGCGAAAGGTGTGTTTGTTGAGGTTAACAAGATAGCTAGTGTATACGGGAAAGATAATCGCCAGGCGTTGCAGGAGCAGCTTGATAATGATCTGCTGTATATCAACAAAGAAAAAGCCGCTGACTGGCTTCATTCGGCGAGGCTCCAATTGCCTGCGGAGAACACCATCAACGGCTCTTCTGGAACTAAAGTACTACAACCCGACGACATACGCAAGGGTCCGTATTATTCCCGTTCCAGAAGCGCACTTTCGCCGGAAGAGACGCTGGCTGCCCGCTTCGTTCGCCAGATGCAGGATAAATTCCAGGTACTGAAAGCGGTTCAGGATAAGATTCGCGAGTCAGGCGGTAAGCTGGATGACAGTAACGACGCGTATCTGGCGGAAGAGCTTTTCCACGGTAAGGCCGAGAATGACCTGAACGTGATGAAAGAGCGCTACGTTAAACCGCTGGCGAAACTGCTGGCGGACTATGACATTCCGCAGTCTGCC